CGACGGGTATGTTTCGGCTGTCCCGTCGTTGACTATTGTCAATTGGCCATTTGCGGCGAATTGGGCAGATTGTACGTCTGTGTCCAATATGTGCGGATCAGAGCAGAAAAAGGTGAGCGTGCCTTGGCCAATGTGTAGAATCTCATCAAGATCCGTTTCACCGGACAGCGAACCTATATACACCTTGTCAGGTTCGTCCGGAAGAATAATGGTCATGTCTTGTTCAGATGTGATATACCCGGCTATGATGTGCGCTTTTTCTATTCTGTCTGGTACGCTATTTCCTATGATAGCAAATTCAACCTCAATCTTTCTCGCTTTCCTGATGTTGAGGATGTGGTGCGCCCCATGCATACCGGGCACATCAAAAACTATGTTTTCAACGCTTGGTGCAAGTTGGCGGTTGATACGTTTGATACGTATATAGGGGCTGAGATCAACGCCATTGATTATCATCATCGCTCACCTCTTGCTCGTTCGTACATTCGTCTTTGACGTTCTAGTTCAAGCTCAAGATGTGGAGCTGTAGCTCTAGCCACTTCTCGTCCATCCAGAGTGATTACAACCTCATAGCGCCCACTCATATTTGTGATATTAGTTACGTTTGTTGCTGCGGAGCCCCCGGCGGATCCTAATATCAGTGCTGTAGGTGGGATATCCGGTAAAACCGCCTGCGCCAAGTTTTTAGCTTGTTTGACTATGCCTCTCATTGACTTGGCTAAACCTATTTCAAATCCTTCTCCTGTCCATTCGCCGTACTCTAACATCACCTTTGATGGAGAGGATATACCAAGGATTTTTTTGAAACTTTTCATTATGCCTTCAGCCATCTCTTTTGCCTTATTGTATAGCGCGCTTGCCATACTCCCAATTCCATTGATGAGGCCCTTAATGATGTCTTTTCCTATGCTATACAAATTAATCCCTCGGAAAAACGACATCACTTGATTCCAAATGCTCACAATGGTGCTATGGATGTTGTGCATCGAATTTCTTATGCTTGACCACAAGTTTCGGAAATGTTGAGTCACCCCGCTCCAGATGTTGCGAGCTACGCCTAGGACAACCTCTTTCAGTGCGTTCCATATCGAAGCCCCAAACGTCCTTAGCATAGTGAATATGTTTTTAGACTGATTAAACAGGTTTCTGAAAAAGTTCAGCACCCCTGTAACTATGTTTGAGGCGACGTTTTGGACGTTCGTTCCAAAGTTCTTGAATAAGTTTACGATGCTTGTCCACATATTCCTAACAATATTTATACCACTTTTTAGCAAGTTCATGAAGATTTTTCTGATTGCACCAAAGAAGGAGAGTGAAAGCCAACCAACGATTATATCTATTGCCCCCAAGAATATCAACTTGATTCCTTCCCACATCTGTGAGAAGTCTCCGGTAAAGATGCCGGTAAATACCTGAATTAGTCCTTGGATTACTGACAACGCACCGCTGATGATGTTTTTGATTGCTTCCCAGACCATGTCAACAATAAACATAACCACTGGCATGACTGCTTGGACCACGGACAGTATGAATTGAAAAGCGTTCTGGACAGCCTGCATAATCTGTGTTCCATTTTCCTGCCACCAAGCAACCAGATTATCCCACGTGGTCACGATGAAACTCACAACATCCTGAACGATAGGCATTATCGCGGCTTTAATGGCTTCAAAAGCACTGATAAAAACTTCCCTTACTTCATTTACCGAGGGGATCCATGGATCTATGGTCTTCTTGACAGACATTAGCCAATCCACTACAGTAGGTATAGCTTTAGCGATGCTATTCAAAGTACTGAAAGCTACTTTTCCTATCCTAGTGATGATACTTTCAATGCTCTCTAGTGGTGTGTCCTTCAATACATTGTCTATAGCCTCAATGATACTGGTCACGCCTCGTACAACAGCAGTCTGCATGTTTGTCCATGCAGTTCTTATACCGCCACTCGCTGTCAATGCTCGCTCTGCAAAACCACCCTGTTCATTACTCAATCCGATAATTTTGTCGTTGAATTCATCAAAAGTGATCGTTCCTGCTTTCAGTGCTTCATACAGATCATTCTGAGCTGACGCCCCGGTAAATCCAAACGCTTCGGCTACATCATTCAGTGCTACACCCATCGTTTCCTGTAGGGTTCTCCAGGACTGAAGGTCAACCTCTCCTTTGGCTAGCATCTGAACATACTGTTCCAAACCTCGCGCAGCATCTTGTTGACTTGCTCCCGAGGCAATGAAGGCGTTGTTCAGTGCCAAGGTGGTTTCTACTGCCCCATCCAAATCTTTGGTCATCACCGCTATGCGCTGCGCTGTACTTGCAACACTATCCAGGGTTGTTGGCAGACCTTGGATGCCATCTGACAGCCTTTGTATTGCCTTTTCTGATGCCTCAGACGAAAATCCGATCTGCTGCATCACGTTTGGGAAGTTGTTTAATGTGTCATACCTTGATATAGCTCCGTCAAGTGCATTTGTCACCATGTTGATACCTTTTCTAGCCAATTCAAATAGGCCAAGAGCAGTAAAGATGTTCCCAATGCTAGCCGCTGCCCTTTTCGCAGTCCCAGCCAGACCACCAAGGCGCTTGTCAATATCAGCCACACCTTTTGCTACTCTGCTATCATCAAGGAGGACATCAATGACCACCCTGCCGTCTGCCATGTTCTCACCTTCCTTTCAAGGCAAATAAAAAATCCTCATGTGAGGCTATTTTTTACGAAGGTATTTCTCTGCTCGCTTCTTTAGTGCATCATGCGCTCCCAGCTTTTCCAACTCATCTGCAATGCCGTTTGACAACTGGACAAAGTAGTCCATCAGAAACACTACAGACGGTGTCATTTCGTAAATTTTTTCAAAAGCTCCATCTCCCAAAATCAGATCAAACCCTCGTTTGAGTATGTCTTTGACCATTTCAATATTTTCTTCGTTGTCCTCATCAATTTCCAACTGTTCAAGCTCTTTTTGTATTTGCAGCCCGTTCTTTCTGAACTCCAGAATCGACTCATCAGTCACCTGGAAAGCAAACCGAAGCTCGCCAATCTCCACGGGTATCTCCGGTTTTTTCTCTTCAATTTTGATTGCCACTGGGCCCACCTCCTGTTTTCTTTGTCGTTGGACGCATCATAGCGGCCAAGGTCTCAAACCTTGCATCTATATCCTCAACCGTTTGAGATTGTTCAAGGCTATAGAATCGTTTCAGTTCAATCAAGCGCTGTCGTTCCTTCGCTGGGATTTTGTTCGGGATTTCCATCGTTCGATAGCCAATCACTTTCATGAACTTGGAATCCTCGCTTAGTCCGACCAACAACGCCTTGAACTTCTTCCAGTGCATCTTGCCTTGTTGCTCAAACAGGTCAATTCCGTAGTCATACAAAAAAGACGCATAGATATACTCAGCGTCTTTTTCAAAATCAAACAGTGGTTTCTCTGTGTTCCTTGGTTTGCTAGTTTTATCGTTGATAAACCGATCAAATATGATGCCGACAAGCATGTTTTTTTCAAATATGCTCAAGTCAGCCAACGCTTCATGGTTTTCAACAAACATGTGTAGCAAAATGTCTATCTTTTCTACTGTTGTGAAATGTTCATCATGCAACAGTTCAAATGCCCGCAACACCACATCAAAGTACAGTCCAAGGCGGATCTGTCGTCCTTTATACTCTATCACATCGTCATCGAAACGATCTGTCAGCTTCATACCGTATCCACTCTTTTGATTGTGTTATGAAAAAAAGCAGCAAGCCGAAGCCTGCTGCTTATGATGCCGGTGTGTATGTCGGCTTTCCATTGATATGAATGTCCACCGACACCTCCCCTTTACTGTTCGCATCACCTGACGGTCCTGATATTTCTGCCAAAGTACACGGACCCTCGAACACTTCCCCTGTCGGCAACGTCCAACGAAACTGCGTTTCCCTTTCGGTGCCAATCTCCATCACTTTTGAAAAAATCCAGTCTTGAGCCGGGTCACCGTAATATCTGTGGCCGGAAAAAGTGATAGTCAGTTGCGCCCCCATCACAGTTGTTGTCCCAAACCCATCACCATCAAGGTAGTAGGTTTGGTCTGTCTCTTCGTTTGTGCTCACTTCAAAAGAGTTGAAACCTTTGGCCAGGCGGGACCATGTTTCCATACCTTCCCCGGCTTCGGGGGTGATATTGATCTCGAACAGGTGTTTGGATTGCACCAACAAACCTTCATCTTGAGCCATCGATTCATTCCTCCTTTTCAATCAAAAGTTCAGCCTGATAGATGGCCGTGTACACATGCAGCCCTTTTGATGTCACTTCAACAAAGTTTGGGCTGGTATAGACCTCGCATTTGACAAAAACAAAAGAGCCATCACTGCTTGTGATCGCTCCGTATCCCAGTCCATCTATCGCTTTTGTGATTGTCTCAAGCGTTTGATACGCCGTATTAGCACTGCTATGCTGCGCAAGAATCTGAAAAGGATAGTTTCTCAGTCTATCCCCTGCCAAGTATCCATCAGGGGGTTCGCCAGGTGTGGCCCGTATGGCAATGCTATCGCCATCTCCCAAAATGCCCACTCTCATAGGCTTGTACAGGCTGACGTTCGCCTCAATATAGTCAATCATGCGGTCCAGAAAATCCATGGCATACCCCCTCACAGTCCCCGTTTTATAGCTTGATCGGCAATTCTTGTCCATTTTTTCGAGTGAACAGACTTTGCCCGTTCAAACCAAAGACCACCAGCCATAGGGTTCTTGTCTTTGCTGAAATTATACTGGGGGTTATAGTAGAGTCTCCGGGCATACGGAGTGTCCCAAATGAGTTTTCCCTTTCCAATCTGGGACGCCCTCAGGCTGCTGTTGACCAAATTTCCTGTATCACGAGGTGCATATTTGTTGCTGTCTTTCAAAAGCTCAGAGTCCACCACTGCCTGCGCCATATTGACCGCCTTCTCGATCTTGGGTTTGATTCGCTTTGTGTCAACCTTGACTCTGATCATCAAACCAACTCCACTTCTATGTGATGTGGGTCAGGGCCAAAGGTATAATGAACGTTAACCTTGTGTACTTCATACTCTTTGCCCTGGAACGTCACCTTGGATTTTTCTTTCATCATTACAAAAGGCTTGGTATGCACTCGGTCAATGTACAAAACAGACCTCGCCACCACTTCCTCTTTTGATGTGTCCCGATTTAAGGCGGTTGCAGGCTCCAAGCGAACAAATTCGACTGTGATAGGGTCATCAAATGAGTCTCCCCAACGGTCATCCTCCAGGTACTCCCGGTACTCGACGGCGTGGATAAGCAGGCGCTTCGGTATAGGTCTAATACCAGGCACGCTCAACCACCCCTAATCCCATGTACAGCAGCCCTGTGGGTTCTAGGTAGGCCAGGGCTGCCGGGCTGACACGGTTTGTTTGCTTGTTTTCGCCTCTTTCCCCGGCTACCTTGTACCTAAATCCGCCAACCCACACATCGTTCATTGAGTTCCCACCAGTACCGGCATTGACCTCTTCGTCCCCGCCTTGCATCACATAAAACTCCACTTGGGCAGCCGTGGCCTTCTTGACTTGTTCCTGGATGAACGGGGGGAGACTGTCAAAGTCCTTGATTTTGTACCCCGTCACTTGGTCAATCAAGTCACTGGCCCGTTTAATGTATTTTTCAAGCTCAGAGCCAGCGTCAGCGCCCATGTATTCGTCAATGTAGTATTGGGAGGTTATATAGCCCATTGGTTACCCCTCCCCGGGCTATTTAGCCCCTTTTTTCTCTTTCATTTTCAACTCTTCAATCTCGGCCTTGAGCTTCTCATTTTCCTCCAAAACCCGGTTATATTCGGCAATAGGAACTGTACGTCCTCCAGTAGCCCGCTTGATCACTTTCCCCTTGTCGTCAATCTGATCATATCCTTGTTGCAAATACTTGTTCACTTCGGTTTCAGAAACTGTCAAAATGCGGTTGTCTCGTCTTACCTTAGCCACGTTATCCCTCCTTCATAGATTGAAAGAGAGGGCTTATATCACCCTCTCTTATGCAGCAGGTGTGATGTTGAATTTGATACCAGGTACTTTGCGCTCGATAGCAAAGACATCCCAGTATGAACGCTCGTAGTACAGATATTTCCCGCCAGTGGTAGCAGACGGCTGATCCAAGCTCACAAACTCATATTTGAGTGGTGAAATGATGCTCAGCGGATGGATCAGAATCATGTTGATCTGATCGGCTCCAGCGACTTCTACTGCACCCTCCGTAAAATCGTAGGCTGTTTTCATACGTGCAGACGGTACAGACACCACTTGCACGTTTTCCAGAGAGCGCACAGCACGGTCCACCACACCGTTGTTGCTAGTGACTTGGATGAACCGTTGCATCTGCTCAGCGTTTTTTAACATGGTATACACAGGAGGCGTGACATAGAGAATGCGCCCTTCTTGCGGTACTTCTGCCTCGTCCATTTCCTCCATGAAATGGTCATACACCTGCAATACATTTTGTTCGCTCAAAGCAGTGGTATCAGCAACACCACCATAAGAGACAAACTCGGCATACAGCTTACTGGCCATATACTTGTCCATCTCAGGAATCTTTTGCTCGTCATTGAAAACCCTTGTGATATTGGCGATCGTCGCAGCCATGTTGGTTTCATCAATGTCCACCGGGTCAACCAGGGTGCGGAACTCACGATCATGTTGCAGTGTTTTTGTTTCCCAACTGTTGTCCACTTTGCGGGCATATGTGCCGATAGAATCACGGTCAACGTCAACCATCCCCGTCACATCAATGCGCGGAATTTGCACAGTTTTAGCGTTCACCCAACGGATGCGTTGATTGTTGGGTGTATTGTACAGGGCGTTGAAGAACAGCCCCTGAGAAAACTTCTGTTGTAAACCTTGAAGATATAACTCGGCATAATTCAATGGTTGTGTCATTGATCATTTCCCCTTTCATCATCAGTTTTTGAATGCGTTCAGCCACTTGTCCAGTTCACTTTGTGGCTGTTTTGAGTGCTGGCCAGTGGTGAACGTTGGTTTTTGGTCTTGCGGCTCTTGTTGAGCCTTGAAATGTGGATACTTTTCCAAGACCTTTTGAATGGCCTGATCCATATCCACCTCATCATTGACCATTGCTTTGGCCAAAACCACAACATCCTGCACACTGTCAGGGTTCACCCCTGCTTTGATCGCTGACAATTGGGCTTTGAGTGCTTCATTTTCACTGGCAACAGACTGATAATCTGTCTCCAGCTTTTGCAGTCGCTCTGCCTGTTTCTCAGTCTCTGTCTTTTGCGACTCCTGCCACTCTCTGAACTTTTCAAGCCCTTCTTTTGCGCTGCTGAAGTCCTCAATACCGAGTTGTTTCAACAGCTTTTCCTGTGTCTTTTTGACCTCGCGTGCAACAATGTTGTTCACATCTTCTTGCGTGAACGTCTTGCCCTCTGCCTGCTCGGCAGTTTGTTGTTCTCCAGCATTTTTGTTGTCGGCTGGCTGGTCAACCGGTTGCTGTTGTGCTTGCATTTCTTCAGACATCATTAAAACCTCCCATTTCTAGGGTATTTCCTCCCGTTTTATTTAACGCCCACTACGGATAAACGGGCATAATAAAAAGCCGTATAAACACGGCTTAATAAATCCTCTCCCTATCCGGTCTCCTTGTGCGTCCTGTTTCCTGGATAAACCTTCTCATCGCAGCCTGCCTTTCTCTCAGCCTCTCTTGCGCTAACCTCACCCCTTCCTCGTCTCCAAGCTGTTCCATGAGGCGTTTCTCTCTTTTCAGGTTCCTAATGTCCCGCTCAAGTTTGCGCTGCCTCTGACTGTTTTCATATGCTCGCTCGTTTTGTTTAGCGGGCATCGGGTTGTATGTCTTCTTTGACAACCCTGGGAAATATGGATACTGCACATGGCCGCAATTGATTCCGAACAGACCGGCTGGCTCGCCGTAACTTGTATCAGTGTACAGGTTTGGATATCGGTTGCTTCGGCCGCTTCGACTGTATATCCTACCTTGATATGGCGCACACAACGGCCTGGCTCCCATGTGGCTGCTGACCTCTACCAGATCAACTCCCCACTCATCAAATCGGGCTTCCTGCATCTCGTTTGCCACTCTGTTCGACATAGTGCGAACAACCATGCCTACATACCCTTCAACACTCCAATGCCTGCCTGCTCTGTCTACCAGTGCCGGCAATCCCCTATGCGCCCACCCCCTCACAGTGTCTCTGAGCGCCTCCTGTGGCGTTTTCAGTCCAGTCAATACATCAGCTACCACCCTATCCAAAATGTCCCTGTACGCCTGTTCTGCTTGGGCTATGAGCGTGCTGTTGACAAGGTTTAGGGTGTTCTCGGCTTGGCGCTGATAGGAGGTGAGGATGTTTAATATCGTTGTGTCTTGGTTTAACGGTGGAGGAACATTGAGATTAGCACCTGCTTTGTATGCTCGCTGCAAGATATCCTCATTCTGCCGCAAAATGCCAAAGCCAGCTTTCCTGATTGCTTTTTCGATTTCCTCTCTTGCAATACCGGCTTTTTTGGCTATTAGCTCGATGTTTTCTTCTGTCAGTCCGCTGAGCTGGTTCAACATGCGGAAATGCCATTCGACAAAATTTTCATCTTCCAACAGACTTTTGTCCTGTGCCAAGCGCTTGACTATGTTTTCCAACATTTCTGTTTGCATCTCGTCGTATATTCTGACCACAGGCTCGGACAATTGCTCCAACAGCTCTCTGTCTGCCATCAGACATCCCCGCCATACAGCTCATCAATGTCAGCCAAACGGTTCTGCCGTTCCTCAGCAATACGCCTCAGTTCTTCTTCCGCCTGTTCCTCTGTATAGTCCAGGATCCTCATGAGAGCTGTTTTTGCACTCAACAGACCTCCATTTTTCAGCTTGAGATAATAGTCAGCATTGCTGTCTCTGTCCTCTGCAATTGAATCGTCAAAGTCAATGTTGACCTTATATTCAGCAGGTGCTGAAAAGATGCCGTACAGCTCGGCCACTTCGACAATAGACGTGATCAGTTCTTTCAGTCCTTCCTCTATCAGTGTCTCATGATTGTTTTTGGTACGGAAGGTTTTGCTGTTCTCGCTGATTACTTCGGTTGCTGTTTTCACGACTTTGCCGTCAAAAGTAAATGTGCCGGCCGAAAAACCAATCTGCATAGACAAGATGTCAAGCAAGGCTTGGATAGCCTGCACATGTTCCTCGACACGAATCTCAACACTCATGTCTTGGATCTTTTGATTTTCCTGCTCTGTGAAGTTGAAAGCCTGGTAAACCTCATCATTTGCGTCAAAATAGCGCTTCATATCCCCGGTTTGCGGATCCACAACCGTCTTGACTGCTGTGGCCGGGACCAGGATGCGCTTTTTACCCAGACTAAACTCACGGATAAATGAATCGAACGCAATATCCAGTGCCTTCATGGTGTCTAGTGCATTGGCATAGATGCTGATACCCAGTGGGCTTTGTGTGTCGAAGTTGTTGGCGATGTTGGGTTTGAAGTATACAAAAAGAGGCCGGGACAGATTCTCAATCCTGACCTCTTCCTCCAAATCCGGATATAACTTCGACAGTGACACCTTCACGCCAATCTCGTTGGCTGTGCTAGACTCATACAGCTCATTCGTGACCACATAGGTGCTGCCTTCCCACTGGTGCCACTCCAGCAGCGTATACCACTTGTCGCCTTTCTTGGTTTGATTGATAAACACACCTTCGTTAATCTTCCCGTTTGACCACGAGATAGGCAAAAAGCAATCTGCCGTCACGAAACCGATTTTTAGTTCAGGCTCCCCGTTTCTCCCCGCGACAGCATACGCCTTGGCCACCATTCCCCCAAGCGCAAAGCTGTATTCAAGGTATACTTGGAATCGCTTGTAAAAACCGTTTCGCATCAACACCGCCTCTATGTTCTCCGCAAGTTCATCATCAGACACGTTTATACGGCATTTTTCGTTGAAAACAAGTCTTGCCATTTCTTCTGACGCAACCTTGGGCATGTTCAATGAGTGCATGCGCCTTGTTTTTGGTCCATTGATCGTGTGGTACTTCACATTGTGCCAAGGCTCCCCGTCAAGTCCTGTGGCCAGGTATCCCTTGTACAAGGCATACCACATATCCACCAGCCTATAGTGTTCCTCGTCTGCTGCTATGTCCAGTTGTGTTATGTTTTGTATGCCTTTTATCAGTCCCATTCGATACATCACCGCCTTTATTCTCGCAAGCAAGTTCTTCCACATGGCCGTCACCGCCTACAATACATATCGTTTATAAAAATAATTGACGCTGTAACGAAATTCGTCCATCGCGTCATTGTACTCGTCAATTGGTTTTCCATTTTCATCTCGACAATAAAGTCCAATTTCTTTAATAAAGTCGTAGTGGTCATATTTGTCACACTCGACTAAAAAGAACTGTTCGTTCGTAATAGCATTTTGCGCACGCTCAATTCCTACCTCAATACCTTTTGATGTTCCTTTAATGTCGTGTGCGTTGTTATCCGCTTTCCTTGTGGCAATGCCAACTAAATGCAATTCCTCACGTAATGAGCGGCAAGCCGGATCTACAAAGAATTCTGAATAGCGCATCTGAAAATTCTTCACACACCATTCCGTAAATGCTTTGATTTCTCTTGCGTACACGCTCATAGCTTTGACTTGCCCAGTTTCCTTCCCGCTGTGATAGTAATGAGCCACACGATTCAAGCGGAATTTATCCTTGTATCTCGTGACAATGTTGCAGGAAACGCTTGTCGCGTCTCCTTGCCCACCGTCAGCGGTAAAAAACATTTCATACGGCTCGCCTAATAACGTCGGTTTGACGTGCTTTTCCATATCGAACATGCTGTATATCACACCTTCAGGCATAACACGCTTACCGTACCAATCCCGCTGTAACAAGTACGGGTTCTTTTTCAATGTTTCGTATATTTCCTTCTTCCGCTCTTCCGTAATGATCGGGTTGTCGTGTATCGTCCAATGTCGCCAGCGGGTGTTTTGTACCTCAAATACTTCTTTGATAACCGGATGATTCGGTGGCGGTGGATTTAAGTCAGCTAGATGGTAACGCATTTTAGCGGCGAATGTACGCCGGAAACACTCTTGAATCATGTTCATGTGAAGAAGGTTGATTTCACAAAAAACCACACTTCCTAATGACATACCTGTAATTGCTTTGTGACTATCCGCTTTACCTCCACCTTTGTAATGCACACGTTTAATTCCGTTTGGTGTATGAATTTCTAAATGGTCGCCGTTGTCATCGTATTTAAGTTTTGCAAGGTCACCAAATATATGTTTTAATCCCAACCCGTCACATTCGATAAACAACCGGTAGGCCTGCTCTTGGTTGAAGGCAACAATCAAATGGTTTTCGTCAGGTGTCACCGTCAAATAATAGGCATAACGAAACACGCCAGCGGTTGTTTTCCCGCTGCGCGGGGTTCCTTCGTTTACCTCTAGCGTCACGTCAAACGGAGCACGGATGATCTCTTTCTGTTTCGGTGAAAACTGAATCATGAGTTATCACCTTTTAACACATCAATAAGCGCATTAAGTAATGATGTATCTTTAGCGGCACCTTTAATCTGTTTAGTACGCTCTTCAATAAATTCTGTTTCTTTCTTGATCTTCTCGATTCCAAATTTCATCTGCTCAAGTTTTAATCGGCGTTCATCATCTTCATGGGCCAGTTCATTGAATTGTTTGATCAGGCTTCGCAACTCACTCATGGCTCTTGATTGAGCATTAAGAAAAGTTGCATGCTTATCCCATGCAAATTGGACCTCGTATTCTTTCTCACTAACTTCCATGTTTTCAGTGAGTGTGTTCTTCTCTTTTCTTAGCTCTTTGGTCAAGTCGTCTTGATCGGAAACGAACATAATCTGTTGAGCCCGGATGATTGCAGCATACTGAATTCTGATCTGGTCATATATCAGATCAGCAGGCGATTTCTCTTCTAACATTCCCATGATCTCAAGAGTTTCCGCTGGAATGTATTTGGAGAAGAAGCCATGCTTTAATGCGTTTTGGTTGCCTTTTGGAGCTGCACCGCCTTTATTTCCCTTTGCATTTATATTCCCGACAGGTGCGCCCCTTTTATTTTTTGTGTGCACACCTTTTTCTTTGTGTGCACCCTTTTCACGCGTCCAACCGTAACGCTTTTTCCATGACTTGACCGTATTTAAAGACACGCCATATTTTTCAGCAATGTCTTTGTATTTCATGCCTTTGACATAATCTTTTTCAGCTTGAATATATTTTTCCGTCACCTGCTACATCACCTGCCACCTCCGTAATTATGTTTGTTTTGCAAAAGAAAAAGCACCCGATTATTCGGATGCTCATATCTCCAAAATACGTTTCAATTCGTCAATTGTTTTCGACGCGGCGTAAACGCTAAAATCGTAGCCGCCGTTAAACTCGGCAACTTTTTCGAAATATAACCGTTCAAGGTCGAATCTGTCTATCGCTTTGCAAGCTCGTTTATGGAATCTCTCGTACACAAATTTCATGTCGGGGTACTCTTTACGAGGAAACACACGGATGTTTGTCGCGTATACTTTGTAAATATACTCATCTGGCTTTTTCGGTTCGGTAAGCCAATACGTTTCTCCATCGACGGCAAACGTGGTTAGGCGCGTTAGCCCGCTAATTCGCTTGCTCGCGAAAATTTCGATAGGCTCAGTGTTGTGTATTGTGTCAAATTCCGCTGAGTCAACGATTTGCCAAAGTACGTCGCCGTTGGTTACATTTTTGTATTGCGTATATTCGGCACGCTCACCAAACCTGTAAAACACAACGCGGCCAACTGATGTGTCAACGAACCGATAGAGGTGACCATTGCGTTGATTCACTTGTTCCACCATCTTTCACACACCGAGGAAACAGGCACGAAACAATATATGGTGTCTGCCACTTCGCCCATACGCATCCTTTGCATTTGTGCTTCTCATATTCTTCTTTCGCTTTTTCTTCTTCCTCATCGTATCGTTCCATGCCTGCCACCTCGCTTTCCTAATTCACCCGATCTTCTCTACTCCGTTAAACTCTCGTCCTTTCAAATTCAAAACAAAAACGCCACCCCGATCGGAGTGACGCCCTGCTTCAACCAAAGTCTTTCACGATATCATCATAACATGTCCGAGAAGGAATTTTGTATCATTTTTGTATCAGTCTTGTATCACATTATGCCTGAACCTCCCGATGGCTAAATATGGGCTTTCTCCGATTCTATTTGTAATGATGGGACTTGACCAAAAACAGCGTTCATGCCGTTTTTTGTAACAACCCACTGTTTTCCAAATTTCCGAGCTGTCCCCGGAGGGAATTCGTGTATTTTTCTACGGATGTACGATTCATCGATTCCCCAACAGTCAGCTGCTTCTTTTGTGCTCATCAACTCTCCATCGGTGGAGAGAATGTCCTCTACTTCACCGATGCCATTTTGTATATACAAAACAAATCCTTCTTCCTTTTCAATCGCAAGAAAATCATCACAAATTGCTTCGATGCGTCCGTTTTCAAACTGAATCGGAGCGGAGTCGTATAACGTTTCACTTTCCTCGTCGTACCAATCTAAAAGATTTTCCCATATCAACACCATATGTCCACGATCTTCAATTTTCAACATACTATCTCACCCCCCTTGATTTCATCTGCTTCGAGCACATACTCACCGAGTACGCACTCGTTACCTTCCGAGATGGACACTACTCTTGCGTTAACTAATGTCCGATAATTTTCGCGTTTACATCCGTACTCCCAACCATGTTGGTCGCAAACAATCAATATCGGAATAACTTCTTTTTCAACCAACATGCCTTTGAAATGCTTTAATTCTCCGCTTGGGGTCTTCCCATAACTCATTCCAATAACAACTGTTTTCATCATGATCCTCTCCTTTTATTTTTCAATCCCACCATTCTTTCGGAATGGCGAACGTTTCGATTCCGACTACTTTCGCAACACCTTTATTCGTAATGATGACTTCCGAATCAGTCGGAATGTCATCAGTCAAATATTCAATTTCCGAGGCAGTAGCTTTGATGCCTCGGGCAAAATTGAAGTAGACACCGTCGACACAAAGTTCGACGGCTTCCTGATCGGGAACTTCAACTGCGTGGATGAACCACACGTCGTGCTCCTCTTTTTCGTCTCTATGGCGGAAAGACCATTCGAGGGCACGAACCCAAAAGACAGCATTCTCACGATTGGGAGCGAGGCAAGCATATAGCTCCACCCCGTCCTCTTCTTTTCGCCATTGAGATGCCTCTTTTCGTGGCTCGATGTACTCACCTACACTGATTCGTGTAGGTGAAACGTGATAGAAAATAGCCATATTTCTCACCTCCTATAATATAATGCCGTCTGTGTACGGCACAGTAACTGAAAAACGCCCTTTTGTAATTGTTGCTGTGCCGTACGTAACACCGTCGTCGTCTGTAACAGTTGAAAATGTTACAGTATATCCAAAATGGTATATGAGGTTTAGCACAGCCACTCTATCTCCTTTGAGATAGAGCTTTGCCATCTTGACGCTTTGTGGAAGCGTCAAACCTTTTATTGTGTTACGAATTAAACGAGCTTTCTTTTTAATTTGTTTTTTAACCGTCATAATATTTCCTCCTCTTTTGTAACGTTATCGTGATTTCTAATTATATTTTATCACGTTATCGCGAAAAGTAAACCCCTTTTTGAAAATTTTTTTGATTTTTTTGCGAAAAAATTGACAGGTCTTCTCCTGTCAGTAATAGCAGCGTATTTCCGGGAATTCTTTCTCTAGCTCGTTGATCCAATCTGGATAAGTCTTTCGCCAAAACGCAAATTGTCCGTGAAGAATAGAAGTGGATCCGGCGAGAAACACAATTTCATTCCGCAACCGGTCTCGTTCTTCAACACTCTGCGCTGCGTCATAGATGGGATTGTATTTCAGGCCACACGATACGATGTATGCCCATACATCCCTTCCGGACCATGTTGCAAGTGGCAAGCATTCATGCAAACCGTGCGATTGGTTGAAAAATAGCGTCCCGTTTTTCCCGATCGTCATTTTCCGGTTTCGAGATTCTTCTGCCCGTAGACCAAGAATGTGACCGTTCCAACCAAGTTCTTTCACCTTCTTGTTGATTGAACGGAAAGACTGCTCCCACCACCATTTCACAGCGTCTTTTTCCTCTTTTGTCTTTGGTTCAAGGAAAAAGTGGCCAACCCGCCGCATCGCTTCTAATTCGCCTGGCGCTTCATGCTCGATGAATTCGATCGGATAGGTTTCTTTCGCCCATTCGAACATTTCAACATTCCCAGGCGCTGTTTCCTTTCCGTATTTTTGATAGACCACTGAAAGATTGTCGCCAAACACTTGATATGCTAGGTCTAGCACCACTGTGCTATCTTTCCCACCGCTATAGGAAATTCCCCACTCCCCGCCTATTTGCTGCGCTTTTTTGAGTAGCAACAAACTGTGGTCTACTTTCTTTTTGAATGCTCGACTATCGCTATGCAATAGGTAGTATTCACGATGACTTTCTTTCAAGTTTTTTCACCCTCACATTTGGAATCAGGCATACTTTTTGATTTTCTTTCAACCAATACGGCGGTTTGATTCCATATACTCGTATCTGATATTCTCTTTTCGGCATTTGTTCCGCATCGAACGGCGTCGGCCGCATAATCCCGTATGGTCCGTATTCTGTCCAATCTTCATGCCATTCCTCGACTATCCATTCCTTCACGTATCCGTATCCTTGTGCTCCCTTTTTTCCGATATTCGTGATATATGTGTTCAATAGCCGTCGCACTTCTTCCATGTCACCAACCGCATAAAATTCGATGTCGGAAATGACACGAATCACTTGTGGCATCCGATAGGCTTTTGTTTCTCCAGCTTGTGTGTTTACTTTTCCTCGTTTCCCTTTGAAGTCGATATATAGTGCGCCTTCTGAATCATTGAAACGCTTGTGCCAATATTCCGTGATTTCGTCGTATTGGGTATAAAACCCACTCGACGCCTTCCAACGCCCGTCCTCTCCTTTCGCGAGGGGTAGGACAGGCTCGATGAGCCCATCCCGCGCAATTTCAGAATTGAAAACGGCATCTGGATGATTTTCAAGCATCCAAGCGTATGCAAGAATGCTATCGAGATTGAACAAACCATCCGACGAATTCACACGTCCATCTAGGAGCTTTGCAACCACTCGCATCGACTTCATTTTGTTGTGCCCTCCAGCATCTTGATGATATTTTCACTGTTTTCCAACACGTACGTGTCATAGATGTCTTTCAAATGTGCGTCATACGTTTCTTTCGCTTTCTGCGCCGTTTCTCCAAGCTGCAAAAATTCTGCACCGATCGACGCAAATGGTTGCCGTCCTGCTTCTGTGATGATGTCCATTTCTGCCGACACAAGCCCGAATCCCTTTCCAGCCATGCCACCGAGATACGGTTGTTTCTGCCACTCATGTATCGCCGAAACAAATGCTCCCAACTCTACCTCATCGCAAATGATGTCCCAACGATGCCACAATTGTGTGCCTGGCGCCATGTATTCGACCGCATAGCGCATTTGTGTTGCCGGACCATCATCTTTTTTCTTCTTCCCTTTTTCCACTTCAATCGCAGGCAATTCTTCTCCTTCGAGCGCAAGAAATTGTGTACGCATGTTTTCGTTTTTCTCGTCATCCTTGCGACTAAACTCAATCACGTTAGATAGATGACGCCAACTGTAATCAGGTTTTGGGAGATATGACGGCAAAATATTGTTCGTTTCTCGGCAAATTGGATAAGCAAAGGTCTGTTTGAGTTTGCCGTCTAGGATTTGATTCCCAACCCCTCCGCCAAACAGCGATACAAACGGCAAGGCTTTTCTGATCGCGCGAGCTTGGTCAATGTCGATACTTTGCGCTCCGCCAATACTACCGCCCGAAAAAAGAAGGTGAAACGCTTTGAGCGACACTTGTATTTGCAATTTGTTCAGCAAATACCGCGCTCCACAATCACGTAGCATTCCACGTAGCGCATTCCCCGAGTACACCATCACTTCTTCGATTTTGTCGCCGTTGACGACGGTTGTTGTGTTCAAGAAGCTTTGTGTCGATTCACTTTCCCCGATATGAGATAACGGTTGTAAAAGTGTATAAATCGTCTCAATACGATAGTGTTTCATCCAACAATCTCCCCTTCGATAATAGTTTCAAGCTTTGTTTCGATCGGCTTCTCACGTTCTAAGCGATCACGTACTAGCATGATAACTCGAGCGGTCTCTTTGTACAGTTGATACAAAACCTCTTCGTCGTTTCCGTTCTCGATGATATCTGTCATAAACTCACGTTTGTTACCGTCGTTCCCCTTCATGATGATATTGCCGAACTCATCTTGATAGGCCGTCATAACGTCCGATCCAATTTCGCACCATTTCGGATTCACAGTCTCACACGCCAAGCGACGTTTAAACGACTCTAAAAAAGTTCCA